CGCGTGACAGCGCCCCGCCCTGTTCCCGGATGGGGAGTTTGTGGCAGGACTTCTCGTCGCCGTCGCAGACGTGGAGGATGCACGACTTCTTCCACTGCTCAGGGGTGAAGCGGCCAGCGCTGCCGTCCCACGAACCTTCGGCAGCGAATGTTTCACGTGAAACGGTGAAACCCGGTGAATCCGGTGAATCTTCCGGCAGTTGGTCGACCACCTGCCGTTCGTTCTCCGCGTCGGCCCAAGGACCGAGGGCGACGTATGCCTCTGCGAAGGCGGGGATGGCGCAGATGGTGGCAGCGCAGATGCGCCCGGTGGCGGACGATACCGAGCCGTCCTCGGAAAGCTGCGCCTGCATGTCGTCAATGTCGACGGATACGCCGCTCCACATGCCCTCGGCAAGCATGCGGATGGTTTCGTAGGCGACATCGCTGGTGTCGAACACACCCTCGCCCTTGACCAGCCCATCCTCGCGGAACACGCGGTCGATGCGGCCCACGATGACCGAACCCTTGTGGCCCTCGTCGTCCACGAACATTGCCTTCAGCGGCAAAGGTAGGTCGCGGTGGGTCAGGCCGTTCGCGTCGAACTGGCGACCGTCGCCGGAAGGAGTGCCTTCAGGGGCAAGTACGCCGTGCCAAGGCACAGGCTCGAACTCGTCGTCGTCGATAGGCGGTGCGTCGTCCAGTTCCTCATCGTCGGACACAGCGGGGTCCGGCGCTTCCGGCTGCGACCCATCGGACCCCGCCGCTGCCAGCGACTCTAGCGCACTTGAATCCTCGGCTGGCGCTTCTAGCGAAGTGGCCTCTGACTTGAACTCTTCCGTTTTCACCTTGAACCCTTCGAGCAGGGCCGGACGCGCAACGCACCGGCAGTTGATCCAGACCTCGGGTGGCCCAACTGGCTGTCCGGGGAACAATAGTTCGTACCCGCCAACCTCGAAGGGCTGGCCGGAGGGGACGGTTTCGCCGTTGGCCTCGACGTGCATTTCCCGCACCTTGTTGTCGCCCATGGTGACCCATTCCAGCCCGACTGAGCCGTCGGGGTCAGACGTGGTCGCGGCCTCAGTCCCGGCGTTGACCGAATAGGTGGACAGCCACTTGGTCAGCCGCTCCACCTGCGCATCGAACTGCTCCTGTGGGACGCCCTTGGTCTTGCCCAAAGCCTCCCGAAGCTCCCGCTCGAACTCCTCGCGCATGTCATCGATGATCGGGTTCCACTCGTCGATTTCCTCGCGCGCGGTTTCGTCGAAGATGTCCAGCGCCATCGAGACGATGTTGTCGTCCCAGCCCGGGAGGCCCAGCCGGATCAGCGACGTGCGCACCGCATCCCGGAACCGCTCGTCGGAGCGTTCAAGAATGCGGCGGCGCTCGGCGGCGAAGGTGTCGACGTTGAGGGCGAAGCGGTCGGCGCGGATCATGCGATGGCCTCCGTCATCATGTTGGTCATCATGTAGTTGGTGAAGGCCCGGAAGCTGTGCGGCTTCTGCTCCCGCAGGAGGTCGCCGCAGTAGGTTTCGAGAACGCCTTCCAGCCATGCGGTGGGCGTGCCGTGCCGCTCAGCAATGGCCGCGACGTGAGTCCAAGCGTCGTCAAGCAGGAACGCGGTGTCGTCGGACTTCACGAACTTGTAGATGTCCGTGGCCGCACACGTCGGCTTCACCTGCATCCGGTTCTTCAACTTGTTCCCGGCACGCTCCAGTGCCCGGACCACAACCTGCTCGGTGGCGGCGATCAGCGCGGCGGCGTCCTGCCGGTTCTCGGGTAGCGCGGACTTCACTTCGCCCCGCTCGCGGGCCTGCCGACGTCGCTCTGAGATGTCGGCGTCGGGGATGCCCGTCTCCGGGTGCTCCTTCAGTGACGGGGCAGGCCGCCCCTCGGTGCCGACTGGCGGTTGGTCGACCAACTGCTGGGGCACTTCGAGTTCCACGCCAAGCTTGCGCAGCGCGGCTTCCACCAGTTCGGGGGTGGTGGAGCCGGATGCCACCTTGCGCAGGTAGAAGGCGATGGTGTCCGCGCTCTGCTGTGCGTCCTCCTCGTCAAAGCCCGTTTCCCGGCGCAGTGCGGCACCGTTGAGTTCGCCACGATCGTAAAGCTCCAGCGCTTCCTTGGACCGATTCGGGCGCAGGCGCATTTCCGAGGTGTCGGCACCGATGGAGAAGGTGCGCAGCGTTCCTTCGGGAACCTCGCCGTCGAGCAGGGGACGCAGGTAGCCCTGCGCGAGCGCGGTGGTGACCAGCTTCAGCAGCGGCTCGGCATGGGCCTTGATGGTGGACTCGTCCGCAGCCCATGCGCTCCAGTGGTTGGACTCGGACAGGCCCTGCAGAACTTCCGGCGGGATGTCCAGACCGAGGGCCAGTCGCCGGATGGCCTCGTTGCGCAGGGCGATGGCCTGTTCGTCCAGTTCGGTCCAGAACGTCAGGTGCTTGATGGAGGCGATGGCCTCGGCGGGAGCCTTGATGACGATCGGCACCAGCGCGGAAGCATCCTCGCGGTTCTGAATGGAGGTCTGCATGGCCTCGGCCAGCACCCGCATCAGGTCCTCAGCGTCGTTGGCCACCCGCTGTTCGGCACCCTCAATCGGGGGCGGGGGTGGGAAGGTCATCTCGGACGGGACCAGCAGGATGCCAGCACCGGCAAGGCGGGAATCGACCTGTGCGGCGACGTGCTGGGTGAGGCCGAGGATTTCTCCGAGGATCGGCAGGACGGCCTGCGACGGGGAGGTGGCCAGCCAAGGCTTCTCGGGGTCCGGTCGCCAGACGCGGATGACAAGGACATCGTCGGGGTCCACGTCGAGAACCTTGTTGTTGACCCGCCACTTGCCGCCATCGACCTTGTTGAGCGCGGCAGGCGTGGCAATTTCCCACACGTCCCCGTCATCCCCGAACTGCTCCGGGTTGGGGTAGGAGACGATGTATAGCTCCCCGGCGACGGTCATATGGACGCCGATTTGCCGCAGCATCTCCGCACGTCCGTCGTCGTCCGTGAACAGGGACTCCATGATTTCAACGGCGGGGCCGGTCTTGACCTGCTTGCGCTTCCCGGCCTTCTTTACGGAAGCGAACAGGATGGCCTTGGACAGCATCGAGCCGACGAAGTCGCAGGAGTACCGGTATTCGCCGATGATGTGATACATCCGCCAAGCTTCGGTCTGCCAAGCAATGGACTCGGCTATCCGGCTGTAGCTTTTTTGCCCGGATTGTCCAATGCGCGCCGCCGATGCGACGAGCGAGTTCGACTGCGGAGTCTCAACTTCCCTGCGGGTGCGTGCCATGTCGTCTATTCCCCATCATTCATAACTACGATCGCGGCAAGGTAGGAAACCGCCATCCAGCCGTTGAACAGCCACCACGAGATGTGCAGGTCGGAGAGCCATCCCCAAAGGATCACCGGGATGGCGATCCACATGGACATGCAAAACGGACAATGAAAGAGCGTGGACCAAGGTCCATCATCCGTAAGATCGTCCCATTTGGACCGCGCCCACGCCGCCGGGGGGAAGCTGTCCTGAGTGACGAGGCGAGTCATTCGGGCGACGGATACGACGCCGACAGCGACAGCGCACAGTACGACGACAATCTCCACCATGGTTACGAGAGTACCGGCTGTGTCGGGGATTGATCCTGCACCCTATCGTGTTCCGGCCTCTGGCGGGGACGATAACCGAAGTTTTGTCCCAATGTTGGCTTGGGTCCGCCGCCGAATCGACCACTTGGTATGGCGATCTGAGCGGGGCCGTGGCCGACGTTCAGCGCAGTGATGCCGTGCACCAGCGCATCAACGCGGTCGGGGGAGTCGCCCCTGTCCGGCACCCATTCGGTCATCTGCGTTTCCAGATCGACGAACGCCCTGATGTGGTGCACCCGCTCCTGCTCATACAGGCCGACGATGGGTTCAGCACGAAGCACCTTGCCGCGCCGGGAGTGCACAAGGTCCACCTTGCCGTCCTTGCGCTTGGTGCGCAGTGTGGACAGGACCATCTCACCGCCGTAGTTCTTCTCGGCAACGATCAGGTCTGCCTCGTACAGGTCGTACGCGCGCCATGCCTCGGATGCCCAGCCGTCCGGGGTGTAATGCCCGGAGTGGTCCGCGAGGACGTAGAAGTGCTCGCCCATGATGCCGATGACGATGATGCCGGTTTCGTCGCGCTTCTTGGAGGACGTACCGGCGGGGTCGATGGCGACCACGATTCGGTCCATGTCCTTGTGAGTGAGCGCGGCGATGGGACGGTTGTCCTCGATCATCGACCACGTCCACAGTGCACCCTCGATGTCGTCGAGGACTTCGCCGTAAAGCTCCTGCAAGCCAAGGCGGGTGCCCTCGTACTTGGACAGCACCACGTTGCGGAAGGTGGGGGCGAGGTTGTCGATGTTGGCGTAGGTGGAGACGGTGACGGCGCGGGTGGTCGGCGTCTCGATCAGTTCCTTCAGCCACTTGGTCGGCAGCGGCGTCGTGGTGCACAGGACGAGGGGGCGCTTGCCGAAGCGCAGACCCATCATCATCATGTCCCACACGGATTCGATCATGGGCATGTGGGCCGGTTCATCCAGCCAGACAGCGCCGTGGTTCGGGCCACGGAGACGGTCAGGTTCCTCGCCGGTGAAGGCTTGGATGCGGTGTTCCTTGTACCGGCCCTTGCCGGGAAGTGTGATCCTGCGCTTGGACGGCTCCCACAGCGCGTTGATCTTGGCGTTGTCGAAGGCTGCGAGCAGGCCGGATTCGCCTTCGACCATGATGTCGCGGACGTGGGGAAGGGTCGGCCCGATGATCGAGGTGTACGCGATGGAGTCGCTGAGCTTCCGAATCCACTCCGAGCCGCATCGGGTCTTGCCCGAACCACGTCCGCCCTTTTGCAGCC